ATATTTACACCGCGCCGTAAGGAAAAAGCATGCAGGATTTAACGGTTCAATATAAGAACGAGGCAGTCAAAGAGGAAAACCGGCCGGTTGAACTCTATGATTTTTATTTGGGTTCGCAGAATTCGTGCGACACCCAGACGTTTTATTTCTGCACGGATAACAGGCGTATTTACTTTTGGAATTTAGACGGCGTCTTGCAGTATTACCAATCGCTCAGGATCAAGCGGTCGGCAATACCGGCCAGCAATCAGCTGGAGATCGAGGCGGTTTCGGGTGAGTTCGATAACGTGGACAGGCTTTGGAGTAATTGGCTTAACTCGGTTGATTTAAGAGGCAAGCGCGTGGTTATTCGTAAAGTTTTTCTCGATCTCTTAAACGATCAGACGCATGCCAAGGTCATGTTTGACGGCGTAATAAACGCCTTATCCGAATTGACCGAGGTGAGCGTCAAGATCGAGTGTAAGTCGAAGCTCAAATCTTTGGCGGTTGAAACCGGCCGGATGCAACAGCTTTATTGCAATTACATCTTTGGCGATGAGTTTTGCCAGCTGGATGTTTCAACGACGCGTATTAACGGCCAGACCGTGGATGCTGGATCAACAACGGTTGCGGTCATTGATGCGGCAAGGGCAGAGGCAGACGACTGGTGGAATGACGGCATTATCCAGTTTTCTTCCGGCGTGAATAATGGCCTCAAGCGCAAGGTGGTGGATTTCATAGCGGCAGAGCACAAGTTGATTCTTGATTACGCATTGCCGCAAGCATCGGCGGCTGGTGATACCTACACGATCGAGCGCGGATGCGACAAGTCGTTCGATATATGCAGAAACAGATTTAATAATCAGGCGAACTTTGGAGGGTTTAAACATATCCCGCAATTAATCAATCCCATTAAGAGGGAAGAATGAAGAAACTCGACACAGAACTCTTAAATAAACTTGTCGGGATCAAGTGGATCCAAGACGGCAGGGACTATTCGGGAACGGATTGTGTCGGGTTGATGCAGTTGTATTTTAGCGCCAAGGGCGTTCTGGGCGTTGCGCCTAAGATCAGCGAGTTTACATCTGAAACGCAGGACGAAATCATCAAAAGAATCATCGAAGTTAACACTATCGTTCCGCTTGAGGAGATTAAGGCTGAGGACGTTCTGGTTTTTAAGATCGAAGATGAATTGCATGTCGGGTTGTATCTTGGTTATGGTCGTATGCTTCATGCCAAGAAGGACGGCAAATCCCGCATTTCACGCCTTACGCCGTCTTGGGAGAAATATTTCCTTTTCGCTATCAGAGAGAAGGACGGCAAGATTTATATCCCGCCAGCAGGGCCCCCGGCGGCTATCGCGATTGCGCTAGTGATTGCGGATTACGCGGCGGCATCTTTCATTGCCGGTGGATTGATCGCTTTGTCGCTTACTACGATTGGTTGTTTGATTGGTACGGCTATGATCGGGTATTCGATTGGATTGGCGATTCAGGCGCGTCAAACGTCGAAGAGCGGTGGGTCTTCGTCTTCACCCCGGTATCAGTTTGGAGAGTTGCAGACTACATCCAGCAATCAATATCCGGTGCCGGTGCTTTACGGCGAGGCGCGATTGGGCGGCAATATCGTTTTTCAAAATCCGGTGATGGGCGGCGAGCAGATAGATTTGCTTATCGTTCTTTGCGTAGGTGAGATTGAAAGCATTACTGACGTCAGGTTAAACGGCGAGGTGATTGGCAACTTCCCCGGATGTTCGTATCACGCATTCTTGGGAACGCCTGCACAAAATGTGCAGACGGATACGGGGCTGGATTTAGACGGCATTCAATATCGCAACACCGCTATGCTTCATGTTCATCTGGAAACCTCGGATAAGTTAAAAGGCGGCAGGCCGAATGTAACGTGTGTTTGTCGTGGACGAAAAGTTTCGACATGGAATGGTTTGGTGTGGTCAGCGGGACATTCGTATTCGGATAATCCGGCGGCATGTATCCGTGATTATCTTTTGATGAAGATGCAGGTCGGCGGGTGCGGGTATCTTACGGCGGACATCGATGATATGCCGTTTGGCGAGGTTTATGACTATTGCGCGGAACTGGTATCAAACGGTCTGGGAGGACAGGAGCAACGATATACCGTTTCGTTTGTGATTGATCAGAAACGAACGGCTTCAGATAACCTCACCGAGATGCTGGTGGGGTTCGCGGGCGCGCTCATTAGAAGCGGCTCAAAGCTCAAATTGTTGGTGGCTAAGACTCAGAGTGTCGTTGCTTCGTTTGATGAGGACGACATCACGGATTTGAAGGTTGTTCAGAAAGGGCTGGATCAGAAGATTAACCGGTTCGGTATTGAGTATTTCGATCCGACGCAGGATGACGCGAGGATCCTCGCGTGGGGCGCGGAGGACAAGGTTGATCAGGACGAACGCGGGCTTGTCGAGCAGACATTAACAATTCCGTCTATTAACCGCAAGACGCAGGCTTCGCGGTTGAGTAATCAATATTTTTATGAGCTAAAACTTTGCCCGATCTCTGTGGAGTTTACAACTTCGCTTAACGCCATAGGTCAGGAGATCGGTGACGTTATCGAGGTTACGCATTCATTAATGGGATGGACGAATAAGCAGTTTATCATTCAGCGGATCGAGGAAGATGAGCGGGATCTATTCAAAATAACGGCACAGGAATATAACCCGACGATTTATAACGATCGCTACGGCGCGACAATTCAATCGTTTGATTACGGCACGCCGCCGAATCCTTACGCACCGGTGGGCGAGGTTTCCAACATTCAGATTTCAGAAAGTCTTTACTATCTGCATCGTGATGGAACGGTCGGCTCAGATATTCTGGTCAGCTTTGACGGGCCGACGGATGATTCAAAGATTTTCTTGAGCCATTATCAGATTGAACTCAAAAAAGGCGCGGAGGATTACAAAGTTGTCGGGACGACGACGGATACGTATTTCACGGTCTTTGGCGTTGAGGATGAGCAGACGTATCAGATTAAGGTTAGGACTGTATCGATCAACGGGATCGTGTCGGACGGTTTGGAATCATCGGATCTGACTGTTTTTGGAAAGCTTAACCCGCCCTCTGATGTTACCGGATTTGAGGTTTCGCAAGAGGGCAATTTCTTAAGGTTCAGCTGGGATGCGATCGCGGATGCTGATCTTGCCCGGTACGTGATCAGAAAAGGTTCGGAGTGGAATGCCGGTCAGGTTATCGCAGAGAGGACGGATACAACGGAATTTATGTATCCGGTCGGCGAAATCGGCAATGTGACGTTCATGATCAAGGCAGTTGATACGTCCGGCAACGAGAGCCCTTCACCCGGGATGGACGCGATCATCATCACACCGCCGCCTGAGATGAATTTTATTAATGACTTCGATTTGTGGACACAGGATTTGCAATACAGGTTAAGTAATTTGGAGTTGGTTTATACGAACGACTTTGATGCGGGATATGTTCGCCCGGCGTTATGTTTGAAAACAGACATGTCTTGGGAAGCTCGTGAGGCGCAGGGGTTGACGTGGGAAGCGCAAGAGGCTGGCGGCGGATTGAATTTAAACGGTCAGACTAAAACAACCGGTTATTTTGAAATGATCACGCCGATTGACTTGCTTACGGTGTTTGAGTTCAAGGTGATCATCGACGCGGATTTCAAGAACGTTTCGGGCGGCTCGCTTGAGGTGCAGATAAGCGTTTCATCGGACGGGGTAAGTTATACGGCATTTGCGCCTATCGACGCATTCACGACTTACACCGGCCGGTATATAAAGTTCAAGTTTGTGATCGCAACATCAGACCCAAATCATCATTTTTACTTTTACAGCTGTCGGCTATATATCAACGCGCCGGTCACCCGGCTTTCATGGTTTCGGGATGTGGCGATTCCAGTGCAGGGCAAGACGATTCTTTTCGGGACGGGTTTTAGTTACCCGCCGAGGATTACGGTGACGATCGTCAATGGCATTATTGGCATGCCTATCGTTTCCAATAAAACAACGACGCAGTGCGATATCAAGGTTTATGACCGTAACGGTGCGGCCATTGGCACCGCCGAGGTGGATATCGACGTGAAAGGATATTGATATGAAGGGCTATTGCGCTACATGCAAGGTGATGGTTGATATTTCAGAATTAAAAGACACCACGCTTAAAAATGGAAGCAAGGCGTACACCGGCAAGTGTCCGGTATGCGATACGGAAATTATTAAGAAGAAAGGTTAATCATGGAAAGACATATTTTCGATCCAAATCAGCCGACAGGTTCTATGTCGCTGGAGAATGTTCGTAATGTTTTAAGAGGATTGTTTCAGGGCGATTTGTTTGCGTTACGGCCGCGAGCATCGATGATCTTGGATGACCTTGAGTATTCAACGGATGCACTGGCGCAAGCCAAATGGTCGGGAACGGGCGTGACGGTTACGCATTCCACGACGAAGCAGGAAGGTAATTATGCCTTGCAGTGCGTGATCGACGCGACGCCAAATCGGCAGGTCACGCTTATTAAAGGTTTTAATCTGTCCGGATTTAAACAGATTACTTTGTGGGAGCGGTGTTCAGGTGTAAGTCAGAGCTTCAGGTTCTTTATTGAAGATAATCTTGGGCATGTGAGCTATTGGAATTTAATTTCTCATGGGACGGCTGGGACATGGAAGAAGGACACTTTAACCTTGGCGACGCCTGATGGGAATAATGGCACAGCGGCAGTGCTATCGAATGTTACCGATTTCGGATTCTATCAACTGCCAGCTTCGCAGACCTTTATATTCGATACTATTACGGCGGTGTGCGGGATGAATATAGCGGTGGCTTCGGCATTGGTCGGCGGGTTTTATCAGAATATTTATATCGGGTCAACAAGGTTAACTTTCGCGGGCGGTGCATCATCGCTTATTACGGCCCCGGGTGCTAACCCGAGAATCGATTTATTGACGATCAACTCAGCGGGGGCCTTGGAGTGGACAAACGGCGCGGAGGCATCTAGTCCGGCAGAGCCAGCTTTCCCCTCGGGGAAGTTTCCGATATGCCTTGTGTATTGCAAACCGACAATGACCAAGGTTGTGGATTACGAAAGCAAAGACGCTAATCCCAACGACGCCTACATATATAAGGATGTGCGGCCTTTGTTTTTATTGGGGATGTCGTCTTTCTTAGCGTTGACGGATTGTCCGTCCAGTTATTCCGGGCAGGCGGGGAAGTCTGTCAGGGTGAAGGCTGATGAAACAGGTTTAGAGTTCGCGTTCCCGAATGCGACGTATGCGGAGTAAAAATGCCAGAGCATAAATTACCGCCAAAACAGTGTTCAACAAATACGCCGACGTGGACGGATCCGACTTTGACCGCCAATACGGTTAAGGCAAGGAATGACCATGTCGAGGAATTGCGGACAAAGGTCAATCTGGAGTTCACGCGTCGGGGTTTATCGACAGCGACGTTTACGGACGTAACGCTTACGGCTGATGTTATTAAAATCCGCAATGATCACGTCGCGGAATTGAGAGTTGAGTTACAAAACATAAAGATTGGCAGGGGCGAATCTGGGTATTGCGTGCAGGATGCGTCCGGGTGCATGGATTTTACGGATCCGACGCTTACGGCGAACACTATTAAAGCAAGGAATGATCATGTTTCAGAGCTGAGATCGAAACTTCAGGCTTTGATGACCGGGTGTATTTGTGAGGCAGAGCAGTGTCAGTATTGCGCGGATTGCGGTTATTACTACCAGACCTGTTCGCACGCGGGCGTTGCTTGCGATAACCATAAATATAGCGAGTGTATGCACAGCATGGTGGATCATCGGATTTGTGCCAGTTACAACTTGGCGGCCGGAACATTGCATCCGTATAAAGCGGCTTCTGGTGAGCCGATAAACGCGACGCCATGGGATGGTTACATCCCGTGGTCGCCGCAGTGTAACTATACGCCGCCCGGGTATAACTGGGGCGCGGTGCATTCTGATTGGAATTGTAAATGCAATCCGTACACATGGTGAGGGTATATGTTCCCGAGTTTTGAGGCAAGCAAGCCAAAGACGTTGAAGGTCGCAAAAGACACGAAGGACAATCCGGTAACCGAACTCATTTACTGGGTGCGGATGAATCTTGATGATCAGCGGGTTAATGGGTTCACGAAGGGACGGTTTGATAAGGTCGAGGATTTCAGTAATGCCTTAAAGCTGACAATTCAGGATTTAGGGATTATTGATGAGCGCGGCCAGATCGCGAATTTCAGTTTCTTTGTCTCAGGCGAAAAGAAAGGCGAGCTGTATCTCGCGGGCATTATGCCCCTAACCGATGAGCAGAAGACAAGTATCAAAGACCGTCTTGGATTCGAGACGGTTGAAGTTGACACGAATCTGTATCACTTGGAGTGGAAATGAGTGTTTTTACTTTGGAAGAAAGCAAAGCAACAGGAGATCTGCCGTCATTGTGCCGAGAGGTGATTAAAGGCTATAAGGAAAACGGCAAGTTTGACGTTGACGCCGTAACTGCAAATAAACCGGATTATACGACGATTTATTTTCTGATGACGCAGGACTGCAATCTTCATTGCCCTTATTGCTATCAGCCTCGGGAGTTTCGACAGAAAGACAGCGGGATCTCGCGGGAGATTATCGATTGCGCTATGGGTTTTGTGGTACGGACGTTTGATGAGGCAAAGGTCAAATTCAGCATCTTTGGCGGAGAGCCGTTTGTGAATTTCGATATGGTGCGGTATTTGGTCGACACCTATCCGATGTTTCCTTATGTGGTCACAACGAATGGTCTTGTGCTGGTAGAGAA